TTCAACAGCATCTACTCTCTTTTGTTTCTCTCTAACTACACGTTTAGCGTCTAGCTTAGCTTTAGTCTTACTGTGGTAGTTATATCCTCTACCTTTAGAACCTTTAGCTCTTCCTGCTTTCTTAGCAGGTGTACCGTCTTTCTTTAGAAGAAAAGAACCATTCTCGTCTATTAAGTATAACTCAGGATTTATATCCCAAGGATTAGTACCTTTCTCTGATGACATTCTTTAATCCTTGATGGCTTATATTACGCCCTGTCTTATGGGCTATCCATGCTGCTCCGTCTCTCAGAGAAATAGAACCTTCTTTAACCAAGTCTTTAATCTTTTCTAGTGCTTCTATCTCTTGTGGTATCTCTATTAGTTCTTTAGCATTTTCTAGAGAAGGCTCATAGCCAAATGGGGTCTGACCCTTCTTAGGCTTCAATTATATACTCCTCTTTTGCAGGAAGAATAAACACACCTCCTTGTACTTCGTGCTTAACATCTAGTGTTTCACGCTTACCTAGCCCTACACGGTCTAGAATAGTTTGTGCAGCCTGTACACGGATACTTGCTTGAGGTATTGGATCGTTAGAGTCCATTACTTCTACTAGTTTATGTGCAGCTTGGGGAGCTGACTGTGCAAGTATAGTCGAAGCCATATCTATTATTTCATTTCTAAGTGCTTTTACTACATGCCAGTGAGTTGTATACCCCGAAAGCTCGGCTGCCTTCTTTGGATCACCTTTAGTTACGAGCAAGTTCTCAAGAAAGTTTTCTTGTTTGGTTGTTAGTTGTTTGTTTTTATTGCTCATAGTGTACTAGTATAGGGCTGTATTTAGGTTTTGTCAAGTAGTTTATGCACAAAGTCCTTGACAGATTGGAAATCTGACTATATAATGGTGGAACCACTCTGGGGTTTCCACACTTATAGAAGTAACTCTAGAACCCCGCCCAAACTTGTAGCCTCATTCTAGAAGTTTCTAGAGTATACAGCACAAACTACTTTACATTTCAAAGGTTTCCAAAATGTACGAGGTTTAGTATATATAGGGTAGGGGGGGAGGGGGCACCTGCCCGACCCCTGTGGATAACTTTGTTGACAAGCTGTTGGCAAGCTGTTGATAAGTACCTTATAAGGACTCTGGAAATCCCTATAGACTTAACAGTTATGCACAGGTCATTCTAGAACATTCTAGAGTTATATATAGGTGAACATTTGCAGCTGATTGACAAGATTTGTAGAGCCTTAAAGAGTTTTAGATTTAGTAGGAAATTAAAGAAAACTCTAAAAAATTCAATAACATTAAGAATATTCCAAAACCAATCCGTCCCTAAAAGTAAGAATCGCTTTAAACCGTCCTGTAAGCTCTGTCATTGGATTTAAACTAAAAAGCTTAGTGATGCTATGGGTTGCTGTTGTAGCTGAGAATCCGCTACAGGCTGCGGCTTTCAGAGCTGTTTTGATTAAGTGGTTGAAATCATTATCTGGTTATGTCAGGATTTGTGAGTCGATTGAATTTTCATCGGCTTAATTAATAGTTATAAGGATATAACAACATGGATAATTTTTTTAAAAGAGAAGAGAAAACAGCATCCGAAAAACAGGTTAAAGCTAGTGTAAGAACTATGCTCGGTATTATGGAACACCGAAAAGAAATTGAGCTTCCAACTGATAAAAAACAGTTAAAAATTGTACTGGAAAATTCAATATCTTATTTCAACGAATGGTTGCAAGGAAACCATGAGACATGGACTAGTGGTAACACGTCCGAAATCCTAAGCATGAGCGATTATAGTAGGTTCGATAAGTGCTATAGATACTTACCAGATGCCGATGTGCAGCAAGGCATTAAGGAATGCTTAATAGCTGCGGTAACCGAGCAAGCCTTTGAAGCCGAGGAGGAGCCTAAGGCTAAGACTAAGGCACAAGTAACAGCAGCTAAAAGGAAAGCCGCTAAGGCATCTAAAGCAGACAAAGCAGCTATGACAATACAGGCTAAGGAAAAGCCAGTAGATGCTAAGCCTGTTAGTTGGAAGCCTGTGATAGATGATGACATGCTTGAATTAGCGGCTAAGGAAGGCTTGAGCGAATCAGGTCTTGCAATGTTGCTTCACGCTGCAGCTAAGGCTAACAGCTAGATTCTAAAAACCTTACAAGGTTATAAAGCCCGTTAATCGCGGGCTTTTTTTTGCCTACGATTTAACAAGCTTCTGAGAGCCTCTACGCTACGCTAGCACTGTAGAGCCTTACCAACCTATTACCTAAGCTGCTAGCGTCCACTAGGGAAGCTTACACAAGCTCTCATGGCTATTCGTTGCAATCTGTGTTAGCATGGTTCCCTTGTTGAGTGGTGTCGATTAGAGAGCATCTACTAAGCATAAGTATATAGTTACTAACTATTAATTATAGTAGTTACTAACAGGCTTTTGGAGGCTGTGGATAAGTCAGTCTTTAGTAGTTTGTGGATAACTTTATAACCTGTGGATAACCTGTGGATAACCTGTGGGTATCTGCTGCGGAGGCACTTACTTACTTACTGACTGCTTGCGTGATGGTGGTGACCAAATTTATTTTATAATACTAAGGGGTAATAATGATGAGTGATAAAAACTACACAGCACAAATAAATAGTTTTGCTAATGTTATAGTATGTGGTGATGAGGTAGAACGTGTCAGCTATACTATAGTTTTTACTGGCAGCTATAAAGAATGTTTAGAATATAAAGAAAAAATACTGGAGAATAACTCATGATAACTTTTATTATAATCGTAGGTTCAATGGTCGCTTTCTTTGTGGTGGTTAATGTATTAATTAAATTAACGGGGAAATAAAATGAAACTGTTTGGTTGCAAGGTTACTAACATAACTAAGGTTGATAGTAAAGTTATATATACGTTTGACTTTGCTAATGGCTATCGTGTACATGTAACTAAGAATGATAATAGTTTAGAGTACGAGTACTATAGTGTCGAGAGAGTTGACACACGGCAAGAGATATGTCATGCTTCATCGTGGCTCGACACTGAAACACTCACTAAGTATTTGAATAGTATAGAAAGTTTAGGAGAATTGTAATGTTAGTATTAAACTACCCAAGTAAAAAAGAACTTAAAGAAAACATCGGTAACTCTTTAAGTTATACAGAAACAAGTATGTTTGGTGATGAATATATATCTAATGGTACTTTCGCAGGTTGTAATAGGCCGCACCTTACTGGCTATAGCCGTGAGTTTTTTGCAGAAGTTACTATGTTAGATGATAAAATTATAGGAGTTAAGTGATGCAAATTACAATAGGATTTAATAATATTGATAGGTCATTCAAAGATTTGATGGCTGAGTCTAAAGGCTTAGGTTATACCGTTGGTAGTCTTTTAAGTTCGCCAGAAGCTAATCCTAAGTTAATGAAAAATCTAAAGAAAGGAGTCATGTCTTTTCCTTTACATTTATTACCTGATAATGAGGCGGGTTTTGGTAGCGTATGCCCTAAGTCATCAGTAGAATGTAGAAAGTTTTGTTTAAATAGAGCAGGTAATCCTGCGTATCTTAAAGGTAAATTAAAAGCTAGGTATGAGCGTACCAAAATGTTTTTCAAGCACAAAGAATTATACTTTACTCGGTTGATTAAAGAAATTAAAAGAGCTAAAGCTAAAGCAGATAAGGCAGGTATGCAATGTGGTATTAGATTAAATGCGACAAGCGATTTGAATTATGAAAAGTATTATATTAAACGGGAAGGATTTGCACACGGTAGTAATTTAATGGATTGGTTTCCTGATGTAGAGTTTTATGATTATACTGCTGTAGATAAACGCACTACACCAAGTAACTATCACTTAACATTTAGCTTAAAGGAGGATAACTTTGACACGGCTATGGCAGAACATAAGCGTGGTTTAAATATAGCAATACCGTTTAAGACAAAACGGCAAGAAGATATACCTAATACTTGGAAAGGTATTAAGGTAATTAATGGTGATGAGCATGACTTTAGACCGTTAGATAAACCTAACACTATCGTAGGCTTAACAGTTAAAGGCAACATGGATATGAACAGTCCATTCTTTCAGGAGGTTACAGCATGAGTAATTATAAATATATAGTATCGCATCAAGATGAGTTATTTAAATATTACTTTCGCACCTATAAGGAAGCAAGAGCGAGACTTGATTCTTTAATTGCGGAAGGCACTGAAGATGTACTACTTGAAACTATACCCTATAAACAAAAGGAGAAATAATAGTATGAGTGCTATAGAAACGATAGATTTATTAATAGGATTAACAGTAGCGTTCTGGATATTTTTTATATTCACTATCTATAAACCATAAGGAGAATGACATGGCTAAAATATCACACAGTAACCCAGACTTAGATGATGTATATATAGATGAAGAAGAAGTGCTAGGGGTTCAAGAACCTATAGCGTGGCAACAAATTGACCAGTTAAATTTAGGTTACGGTACGCTTCTAGAAATTATTGCCGAGCTTGTTAATGGCGAGACAAGTATAGAAGATGCAAGAGAAAAAATATTA